TGGTGATAGGGGAGCCGGTCAAAATACGGCGGTACTTGGCCCGCTTCTGCAACGCAATAATGTTCTTGGTCCGCGATGCCTTGCGGTTTTTGATCGTCGTCGATTCGTCAACGATGACCAGATTGTCCGGGTTCTGGTAGAGAAACGCCTCCGCAGCTTCCATGCCACGGGGCGTAGAGAAGGCTTCGACATTTACTACGAAGACTTTTAATTTGGGATCACGGTCTACGATGAAGTCCTTAAGCTCGTTCTCGAACTTCAATGTCTTAGCCGGTGTCCACCGTAGCACCTGACGCGGTATCCGCTTAGGTAAATGAATGGGAATTTCTCCCTTGACCCAGTTGTCATAAACACCTTTGGGTGCAATAACTAAAGCAGCTTTGACCTTGCCCGCTTCAAACAGAGCCCCCATCGTGTCGATGGCCACCTTGGTTTTTCCCGTGCCCATCTCCATGAGAAGTGCGTAAAACTCCGCGGCCCACGAGTCTTCAAACGCCTTGCGTTGATGATCGTATGGCTGGGTCTCGTATTCGTAGCCCGACATTTTTTTCCTCTTTTTCAAAAACCACTTGACAAGCTCATGGTATAAGATATTATCTGCATTTGTCAAGGCCCGAAAGGTGCCTTTAACCACGAAAGGAGATACACGATGAGTGATGACCTTACCAAGTTGATGGAGCAGGAGTTTGAAAAAACTGTTGCCTCATCGGTAGAAAAAATAGACCAGCAAGGCTTAACTTCGGTTGCTACGTTGGCCAGAACCATCCGCGATAAGGAAGCCCAGATCGACCATCTTGAGTCACAGCTCAAGGAGGAGAAGAAGGCGCTTCTGAAACTTACTGACGAGGACATGCCTGCAATGCTGGCGGAAATCGGACTCACTTCGTTTGTCTTGGACGACGGTTCCACCGTTGACATCAAGCAAACGTATGGAGCTTCGATCCTCGTTCAAAACCGTCCTCAAGCTTACGAGTGGCTACGCGATAACGGGTACGACGACATTATCAAGAATACTGTCGCCTGCCAGTTTGGCCGTGGAGAGGACGATCTTGCCAGTGCCTTTTCTGCGTTTGCGCAGCAGCAAGGGTATACCCCAGAGCAAAAGACAGAGGTTCATCCCCAGACCCTTCGTGCGTTCGTTAAAGAACGTGTGGAAGCTGGTGAAGAATTTCCAATGGAGCTTTTCGGGGCGTGGGTTGGTCAACGCGCAGTTATCAAGCGAGGAAAAAAATGAGTACGAAAGCAGTAGCCAAAGCTGGCAAAAATGAGGTGGCTGTATTTGATGCAGCTATGTTTGAGGCCGATGCAGGCCGTGGCATGGAGAACATGGGGCAAGAAGACTTAGCGCTTCCTTTCCTCAAGGTGCTATCCGGCAACGATCCTGTCCTCGACGAAAACGAAGAGGCTCGTAAGGGCGATATTTACAACACCGTTACTGGTGCGCTGTTCAAAGGTAAAGGCGGCATCCGAGTTGTGCCGTGCGCTTACCAGAGACGGTTTATCCAGTGGGCTCCGCGTGGCAGCGGAAGCGGTGCGCCCGTGGCAATTTACGAACCCTCTGACGAGCGTCCGAAGACAGAGCGGTCCTCCGACGACAACAAAGATTACGTTGTTGGCGGCGATGGGGACTACATCGAAGAGACGCATCAGCACTTCGTTGTTCTTATCAACGAGGACGGGTCATTGGAGACCGCGCTGATTGCAATGAAATCTACGCAGCTTAAAAAGTCGCGTAAGTGGAATAGCATGATGGCGTCTCGGTCAATGATGGGTGCGAATGGGCCGTTTACGCCCCCGCGCTTCTCCCACATCTACAACCTGAAAACGGTGTCTGAGGAAAACTCCAAAGGCTCGTGGCACGGTTGGGAAATGTCGGTAGAAGGGCCCATCGAAGACGCTGCCCTTTACACTCGGGCAAAGGGCTTTGCTGACAGCATCACCGCAGGTGACGTTGTTGTTAAGCATACGGACGATGAAGCGGGCGGTAGCGATACACCGTTCTAAGTAATCGTTGCGGTGGGGCTTCGGCCTCACCGCTTTTTCCGTATGGGGGCAACAATGTCAGTAGAAAAGTTTATGGCCATCTTTGATGGTCTGAAGGAAGCATATGGCTACTTCAAGATAGAAAATACCGGGGCCAATGGTAAGGCCAAGGGCAAAGCTGGCGTATTGCGTGAACCACGGACCAAGGCTCTGTGGGAAAACCATCTCTCCGGCAAAGGAAGTGGTCTGGGTATCATACCCATCAACGAAGACAACATGTGCAAGTGGGGCTGCATCGACATCGACCAGTACCCGCTGGATCACAAGTTGCTCATCGACAAAATCCGGAAGCTTAAACTTCCCCTCGTTATATGCCGGTCAAAGTCCGGTGGCGCACACCTATTCCTGTTTTCTGCCAATTGGGTAGAAGCAAAAGACATGCAGAAAGCTCTGCAAAATATGTCCGCGGCCCTCGGCTACGGCGACAGTGAGATATTCCCAAAGCAAATTAAACTGCACCTCGACCGTGGTGACGTAGGTAACTTTCTAAACCTGCCTTACTACGATCACGAGGGCGGCTTGCGCTATGCCTTTTTAGACGATGGGACATCCGCGACACTCGAAGAATTTTACGGCCTTTACGATAATTTTGTTCAAACCCCGGAAGAGATAGTTAAGCTACAGATAGTAGGCAGCGGCGAGACCGACCTACTGAAGGACGGTCCACCCTGTTTGCAGATACTGTGTAAGTCTGGCATCAGCGAAGGGGGAAGAAACAATGGTCTATTCAACATCGGGGTGTATCTACGCAAGGCATATCCGGACAGTTGGGAATCCGAAATCCTCAAGTACAACATGGAGCATCTTGCTCCGCCGTTACCACTGCCGGAGGTCAACATAGTTGCCAAGCAACTAGACCGCAAAGATTACGCTTACAAATGCAGCGATGCTCCGATCAATTCACATTGCAACAAAGAGCTTTGTCGTACCCGCAAGTTTGGTGTTGGCGCTGCGGTAGCTGGCGCAACCATCGCAAACCTCCGTAAATACAACTCCACCCCGCCCGTCTGGTTCATGGACGTGAATGGCGAACCGCTGGAGCTAGATACCGACGCGCTGATGAATCAAGCCATGTTCCAAAAGGCTTGCATGGAGCAGCTTAACTTCATGCCGCAGTCAGTGCAGAAAACAATGTGGGAAAGCAGGATCAGCACCTTGCTCTCTGAGATGCGCGACAACGAAAGCGCCATCATTGAAGTGGCACAAGACGCCAGCATAGGCGGTCAGTTCTATGATTACCTTGAAGAGTTCTGCCGTCACCTACAGCAGGCGCAGGACAAAGAAGAAATCCTGCTACGCCGCCCATGGACCGATGAAGAGCAGGGCATTACCTTCTTCCGGCTCAAAGACTTTGAAGCCTTTCTGCGCAAGAATAAGTTCTTTGAGTACAAGTCGCACAAGATCGCCCAGCGTCTACGCGACATCAACGGTGAAAGCATAGTGTTGAAGATTAAAGGCCGAGCAGTACGTGTCTGGCAAATCCCTGCGTTCGATAGCGTGGAGATTGACCTTGATCCGCCGCAGTTTGGTAATCAAGGGGAGGCACCGTTTTGACCAAGCCTGAGTTTGCAGACCGCAATAAACAAATTCTAAAAATGTACCAGCGCGGTATGACGTTCGCCGCCATAGGCAGACGAATGAACCTGTCCCGGGAGCGCATACGCCAGATCGTCAGAAAGTTAGAGGCGCAATAATGTTTAGAATATTCGGCCCGCCGGGCACGGGTAAAACTACGACCCTGCTCAACATGGTAGATGACGCACTCGAAAAGGGCACGGCACCAGAACGGATCGCCTTCCTAGCCTTTACACGTAAGGCGGCCAATGAGGCCAAGGAACGCGCCGCAGAGCGCTTTAATCTCGACCCTAAGAAAGACCTTATCTTCTTCCGAACGCTGCACAGTCTGGCTCTCACGATGACTGACATACGTCCAGAGCAGGTAATGCAGGATGAACACTACCGGGAGCTAAGTAAAAGCATTGGCGTGTCACTAGGCAGCGCTAAGAACACCAATTTCGATGAAGATATTCCCACCCTTGTCACCAGCAGCGACCCGATACTTGGCCTGATTAACTTAGCCCGGCTGCGCAAAGCACCCCTGCGCGAGCAGTACAACTTTAGCAACATCGAACCGGACTGGAACACGGTCAACTACGTGGACAAAAGCCTACGCGAATACAAGGACGCGATGGGCCTGTATGACTTCACGGACATGCTCGAACACTTTGCTAAAGGTGCCGACAAGTTCTGCCCTACGTTCGACCTGTGCTTCCTAGACGAGGCACAAGACCTTAGTCCCCTACAGTGGGACATCGCCCACATTCTGGATAAACAGTCCAAGCGCATGTACTGCGCTGGCGATGATGACCAAGCGATATACCGCTGGGCTGGCGCTGACGTGGATCATTTCATCAATCTACCGGGCGGTAGCGAAACACTGTCGCAGTCGTACCGCATTCCGTCATCAGTCCATAACATTGCGGAGGGTGTCGTGCGCCGCATTTCCCGACGATTCCCGAAGGTGTACAAGCCCCGCGAAGAGCCCGGAAAAGTGGCGCGGATCAACACTATTAACTCCCTCGACATGACGCAAGGGTCTTGGTTGATTTTGTCGCAGGCAGCCTACCAACTTCAGCCCGTGTACAACGACCTCAAGTCCGGTGGCTACCTCTTCACGTACCGCGGCAAACGGTCCATTGCTGAAAAGGTAAGCGAAGCCATCAACGGCTGGGAGCAACTGCGAAAAGGCAAAGAAGTGTCGGGCAAAGTGGCCCGCATGATCTACAGTTATATGTCTACCGGGCAACGTGTTACCAGAGGGTACAAAAAGCTGCCCGGCATCGACGATACCGACCTCGTGAAAATGGGAGACTTGGTTACCGACCACGGGTTGTTGGCCACCACCGACATGATTTGGTCCGCGGCCATGGACAAACTGCCCGAGACAGACCGGGCCTACATCACTGCACTGCTGCGCAGGGGCGAGAAATTCAACGGCATCCCCCGCATAACAGCATCCACGATCCACGGCTCAAAGGGCGGTGAGGCGGATAACGTCGTGTTATTCACGGACCTCAGCCCAGCAGCCGATGATGAAATGCGCATCAATCCTGATGACATGCACCGCGTGTTCTATGTTGGCGTCACAAGAACACGGCGTAATCTGTACATCGTAGACGCCGAAGATGTAACAAGGAGTTATGACCTATGAAGATGTCGTGGACCGAGTGGAAAGAATACGAGGAAAAGCGTCGCAAGCTGTTTGAAGAGAACGGCGTGGCCGATCTTGCTCACTACCGAGCCAAAGCGCGGTGGACCGACCCCAGCATTCCGGACGAAGAGATTGAGGGCGTTCGGTTTGAGTGGGATAAAAAGCGCAAAGAATTTGTGAAGGCGGACTGATGAAGCGAAGAGAAATTTTACAAGAAGCAGAGCGCATAATTAATGGTAAGCGGGCCGCGGACTACGGCGATGCTTACGAAAACCACGAACGTATCGCTAACTTATGGTCAGTCATTCTTGAGGCTGACGTTACCCCAGAGCAGGTCTATCAGTGCATGATCGCTGTTAAGCTCGCACGATTAATAGTAACACCAGCACACGAAGACTCATGGTTAGACATATGCGGCTACGCTGCGCTGGGTGGAGAAGGTAATGGCAGGATTACAAATGACGATGTTCGCACCAAAAAGTGAGTGGGTTCCCCCGCTGGAACTTCCGGACATCACGTCGGCAACTAAGATTGCCATCGACGTCGAGACAAGAGACCCGAACCTAAAAACAAATGGTCCGGGTTGGCCAACCGGGGACGGGGAAGTGGTGGGCTATGCCGTCGCAGTAGACGGTTGGTCCGGCTACCTTCCCGTGCGTCACATGGGCGGCGGGAACTTAGATGAAAAGATTGTTAACCGGTGGCTCAAGAAAGTATTCGAGTGCCCGGCAGACAAGATTATGCACAACGCCCAGTACGACCTTGGGTGGATTAAGCGCATGGGCTTTGACGTGAAAGGCCGCGTCATCGACACCATGCTTGTCGCATCGCTGCTCGACGAGAACAGATTCAGCTACAGCCTAAACGCCCTAGCTTACGACCACCTCAACAAGGTGAAGTCAGAGAAGGCGCTCGTCGAAGCTGCCCGGGAGTTCGGTATCGACCCGAAAGCTGAAATGTGGAAGATGCCAGCCATGTATGTTGGACCTTACGCTGAAGGCGACGCTGAACTGACCCTCGAACTCTGGAACTTCTTCTCCGCACAACTTAGCAAAGAAGACCTTTGGCCTATCGCAAATCTCGAACTTGATCTCCTCCCATGTCTCGTTGACATGACCATGCGAGGCGTCCGCGTCGATACTGACCGGGTAGAGCGAACGAGGGATAGTCTGCTCAAACGAGAGCGGGAAGTCCTCAAGCAAATTAAGAATATCGTTGGCGGAGACGTGGAAATCTGGGCTGCGCAGTCGCTCGCTAAAGCGTTCGATAAAGTCGGCATCCATTATCCACAAACCGAAAAAGGCGCACCGAGCTTCACTAAGCTCTTCCTCCAAGAAAACAATCATCCCCTCGCGCAGCTCATCGTCCAAGCGCGGAATCTGAACAAAACATCCGGCACCTTCATCAACACCATCATGAAGCACTGCCACGCTGACGGCAGAATACACAGTCATATCAATCAAATTCGCTCCGACGATGGCGGCACAGTCTCTGGCCGCATCTCAATGTCCAACCCCAACCTTCAACAAATCCCGGCCCGCGACCCAGAACTTGGTCCAATGATCCGTAGCCTGTTCCTCCCAGAAGAAGGGGAGCAGTGGGCTGCCATTGACTTCTCGCAGCAGGAACCACGCATCTTGACCCATTATGCGCATGTATACGGGAAAATGCGAGGTATCGAACTGGACGGCGCGGCAGACTTTGTGGACGCGTACACCAACGATCCGGAGACAGACTTCCACACCATGGTGGCTGAGATGGCCAGCATTCCGCGTAAGCAGGCCAAAACGATCAACCTTGGGATGATGTACGGCATGGGGGTAAACAAGCTCTCAGAGCAGCTAGACATCCCTGTGGAGGAAGCCAAGGGACTGGTGAAGCAATACCATGACCGGGTGCCGTTCGTTAAAGGACTGATGACCGGCGTCATGAACCGGCTCAACGAGAAATCGTCTGGCGGTTCGCTGCGCTCCATCCTTGGACGCAAGTGCCGCTTCGATCTATGGGAGCCCGATACGTTCGCCATGAACAAGGCGTTGCCATACAAAGAGGCTATTGACACCTACGGCGCGACAACCCGGCTGAAGCGAGCGTACACGTACAAAGCGCTTAACCGCCTGATCCAAGCATCGGCTGCCGACATGACCAAGAAAGCGATGGTGGACCTGTACAAGATGGGTAAGCTGCCCATGATCCAAATCCACGACGAGATAGCCATGTCAGTGAAAAGTGTTGACGAGGCCCACGAGATCGCTAAGGTGATGGAGAATGCTGTTCCGCTTGAAGTACCCAGCAAGTGCGATGTCGAGATCGGACCCTCATGGGGTGAAGCAAAATAACAACTCCATACTGCTCGACTAACCCCGCTTCGGCGGGGTTTTTCTTGCCTTCTTGCATAATCTCCTATATTATCGTAGATAATCCGGTACTCTGGAGTAGGAATTAATGGATACAACACGCTGGAAAAGCATCCTCGTACCACGAGAGGTGTATGAAGAGATAAAAGAAATGTCAAAAGCCGAGGGCCGGACCATCGGTGGGCAGTTGCGCCTTGTTTTCGAGTGGTACAAAGAGCAGGCAGAGAAGAATGACTCGGATAGAGTTGCAGAGCAACGGTGATATTCACCGCCGATTGATGCAAAACCAGTGCCCGAAGTGCGAAGGGCCGCTTAAAGTTGTGAAAAAAACAAAAGATCGCCTAGAAAGAAAGTGTGATCGCTGCGTATTAACCATCTTAGATAGTTTTCCCGGGGCAGAATACCCAATCAACAGCTAATGTATGCGATTAACTATTGCTTATCCCATACAGATGTGTCTATAATGACCTCGAACATGAAGCCCATGTTCTCCGTAGTTGACTCTGCCCCTAGTATGGTTGCCCCCATCTAGGGGCTTTTAATTTGAGGAGTCGTTATGGAAGCCGATAAGCGCGTAAGCGAGATAGATTGGAGCTGGGCCGTATCACAAATTAACAAGGTTGTAAACGAAACCCTGTTAAAAATTGAGCAAGATGATACGATAAACCCAGATGACAAGAAGAAAAGGCTTAACGAAATTGAAAAAGCATGGCAGCGAATACTCGGTGGCTGAAGAAATGGCGAAAGACCACTTCTTTGAAGCTGCTGAACAAACCGCTGATCTTCTTGCTGAGTTCGATCAACGCGGCCTTGAAAAAGGCCCCGCTCTCGGGGGAGCCCTTACTCAAATCATCACTCACCTAATCGCTGTGTCGCCCGACACGCCCTCCGCGATGGGGCTCCTCTCCTCTTGTATTGCCAACGCTGCACAACACGCCGAAGGCTTCATCGAAATCACCCACGAAGCCCCTGATAATATTCACTGATTGACATTATCTAATAAAGTCGCATACAATACCCGTGAAGTCAAAACACGGAGATTGCTATGAAAGACTTACTTACCCTCGACGAAGTGGCCAAGATCGCAAATGTGTCAAAACCGACAATCTATCGGCGCGTAAAGCACAACGGCTTCCCCAAACCGATCAAAGTCCCACGCACCGGGGACCGCGGACCAAAGACCATTAACCGCTGGGAACGTGGCCAAGTCATGGGCTGGCTCATGAAAGGCAACGATCCGCAGTGGATGAAGCAGCCACTAAAAACCATCGACGAAACCGTCAAGACGGTGGACGCCGCACGACAGGTCCAAGACTTCGCACCAGAGGACACGGACCACGAACCACGGGGCTTCTGGGAAAATCATACGTTGTTGGCCGTCATTGGCGGGGTGGCAGCCGCTGTCGCATACGCATTGGTCAATGGCTGAAGACCTCAAAGAAAAATGGTGGGCGTGGCACAAGCAGAACCCCGAGTTCTATGACCTGTTCAAGCGCTTCACCTTCCAAGCGATTGGTAAAGGGCATCGCCGCCTGTCCGCTTGGCTTATCGTCAATCGCATCCGGTGGGAGACAATGATCGTTACCACCGGGGACGATTACAAAATCAGCAACGATTACATCGCGCTCTACGCACGATTGTTCATGCACCACTACCCGCAATACGACGGCTTCTTCAGAACGAAACCGATGAAGCGGGCAAGCTTCAATGGAGACAACACATGAAAGTTTTAACGATTGATATGCACCCGGGCGCGGGCTCGCAAATTGTTTACAACAATGTCGAGACGTGGACATGGGATGACACCAAATTGGAAATCCTCCTCGACAACAAAACGACGGTGCGATTTAACCCGGCCTATGTGATCGCCCTTGTCTGGCAGGAAATCGAAACCCCAGACCCAGATCAAACCGAGCTGTTTGAAGAGAGCGACGTGCCCCCCGTCAAAGAATACGAAGACCGGCTCTGAAGCCGGTTAACCCCTTCTCTTCCTCGAAGTCGAGATAACTTTTGAAAAAATAAAGCTTGACACGTATGCGATAATATGTTAAAGTGCGTATATCAATCGGATGACCCGGTTGATTGGGGCGGGCAAGCCCCACGCTCTTTGACAACTTAATCAACTACGGAGGTTCACCATGAGTGAAACATCAAACCATGTCTTGCCTAACGGCTACACTTTCCTCGCAGTAACGTCCGGTTTCTACGGCTCTTGGGCCAAGGCAACCGATCCAGTCACCGCAATCCGTAACGCTTACCGCGATGCGGGTGGAAAGAAAAACGCGATCTACGTCATCTACGGCAAAAACGAAGAACTCAATGTCTCGGACTTCGGAGGATACAACTGGCAACGCGAAACACCGCCCACGCCAATCGGTATCTTCACCGTCACCGACCGGTCCATCAAACCAGTGGCCAAAGGTGACTTCAACGAAGACCACGACGATTGCTTGGAATGGATGACAGACCAGATCAAAGACATCGAAGAATGGAGCAAAGTAGAAGACTAAACCAAGGGCCCTTCGGGGCCCTTTTCTTTTGGATGGGGTGGCCCGACCCACGCCGTTTGATCCGCCTACTTCGGCCAAAAGTAAACGCTTTAGGAGTCACGCAGGCCGGGCCGAAAGAAAGTCTAGCAGATCACAGACCACGGCTCACGTCCCGTATGTATCCAAAAGCGACACGTGCAGCAGCATTCGCGGCCCACGGGGCAACGTATTTAACGCCGTTCTCTTTATATAGAGCCAGAAAATAAGAAAAAGAAAAAAGGTCAAAATAGCCGTAACCGGTGTAACCGTGTAACTTTGGTCAAAAAGTCTTTCTATTATATAGACTTACATAGTTACATAAGACAAAAACAAATATGTAACGTAACCAAAGTTTATGTAACCAGTAGAGGCCGTTCGGTCCTTAAGGGGGTCTGAGAATTTTTTTTGAAAAAATATTTTTCTGGATACATATATAGAAAGGGGCTAATTTAAGATAGACTATCGCTGAATAACTGGAGAATAGTATGCCCCGGAAAAACACCTCGAAGATGGTCCCGGTTGAGCCCAAGAAAAAGGTTGGCCGACCGAGAGCGACCAAAGCGCAGCCACTTACCCGCAGGCAGGAATTGTTTGTGAAAGAGCTGGTATCGAAGGATGGGCAGATCACCATGCGTGAGGCAGCAGTCAATGCTGGTTACCCCGCATCGTCTGCACACACAAGGGCATACGAGTTAACGAACCCACACATCAGCCCGCACGTGGTGGCGGCCATTCAAGCGTATAGAGCGGAGCTGGATGAAAAGTTCGGGGTCAATTACCAACGCCATCTTCGAGACCTTCAAACGATTCGAGATATGGCATTGCAGAACGGAGCTTACTCGGCAGCCGTTCAAGCAGAATACCGGCGAGGGCAAGCGCAGGGCGACATTTACGTGAGCAAATCAGAAGTCCGCCACGGCAGCATCGACAGCATGAGCAAGGACGATGTTCTGAAAGCGCTTGAGGAGATTAAAAACCAATATGCCCCGATCACTATCGACGTTACTCCCGAAGGACCGAGCAATACCCAGAACCGCGACAAAGCGCGAAGCAGACTTTTGGCGCATGATGAAGACGGGGATGGAGAAGAGTTCGAGGAAGCTGAAATCCACTAGGCTAGAAACGTGGGCGATGCCCGGCGTTCCTGACGTGCTGCTTTGTGATGAGCAGGGCGATTTTCATTTTGTGGAATTGAAGGCGACCGGCGGCCAAGCCGTCGAGCTGCGACCCCACCAAGTCGCGTGGATGTCTACACACGCACACGCCAGCGTTTGGATTTTAGTTCGCAAGATTAAAACCAAGACGCTACCCGAACAGATATTTTTGTATCCCGGCAGCGCGGCGATGGACTTGCGCTTCGAGGGTTTGAAAGTCGAGCCGCTTTACCAGTCAGAGGGCAAGCCCGATTGGGAAACCATTTTGAGCTTGATCTGTCCCACAACATCGCATACAATCCCATAGTCAACTAACGACGGAGGATTGACATATGCAACCAATAGAAAAAGATAGGTTCGATTCGAGCCTATATGACCAACGTCACGGCGGCCCGTTTGATCGGGGCGGCGCGGATTATTATTACGGACGCGCTTTTGATCCCCACTATTTTGTGGGCGCAACGTACAACAGCGACCGGGTTGAAATGAAAGATATGACCCCGGAAGAAATCGCGGCTTACACGCGGGGCTTTAACGCTGCCGAGGAAGACGGCACACAAAAAGACTGGGGGGAATAAT